CAAGAAACTTAAAAAACAGATAAGTGAACTTTCAAATAAAAAGAACAATTTGGAAGATGATAATTTGAAGTTGAAGAAATTAAAAGAAGAATTGGAAACATTGTTAGTTGAACAACAAGAATTGACAGTTGAGAAACAATATTATGAATATGCATCTGTTTTGTTGAAAGATAATGGTATTAAAACCAAAATCATCAAACAGTATTTACCAATCATGAATAAATTGATTAATAAGTACTTAACAGCAATGGACTTTTTTGTTAACTTTAATATTGATGAAAATTTTGAAGAGACAATTAAATCTAGGCATAGAGATGAATTTAGTTATGATAATTTTTCTGAAGGTGAAAAGATGCGCATTGATTTGGCACTTCTGTTCACATGGCGACAAATTGCTAAATTAAAAAACTCGACAAATACAAACCTATTAATTTTGGATGAAATATTTGATTCTAGTCTCGATTCTGTTGGCACAGAAGAATTTTTAAAACTGATGGGCGAGATGGGATCAGAAACAAACATATTTGTTATCTCTCACAAAGGTGATCAATTATTTGATAAATTTAGAAGTGTAATTAGATTTCAAAAGAAAAATAACTTTTCTGAGGTGGTGCGATGAGTAACATATTAGTTTTTGATACACAAAAAGAAGGGTATGGATTAGAACCTCCAAAACCTCCAAAAATTGCTAATTTTAAATTGGTAGAAAATCAACACCCGGTATTAAGAGAAGTTTTACCAGAATTTGATTTTACTAACCCTCCAGTTAATCCAAATGCATTTGCTTCTGCACTTGTTGAAACTTGCAAACAAGAAAATGGACTTGGATTATCCGCAAATCAATGTGGATTTAAACACAGAGTTTTTGTTATGGGTGCAAAAGAACAATATGTGGCATTTTTTAATCCAAAAATAATTTGGCAATCGGAAGAAAAAGTTAAAATGATGGAAGGGTGTTTGAGTTTTCCATTATTGGCATTGAGCATTGAAAGACCGGAAACTATAGAAGCAGAGTATCAAGATTTTAACGGTGTCAAAAGAGTGGTAAAATTAAATGGTCTTTCTGCACGTTGTTTTCAACACGAACTTGACCACATGAACGGAATACTGTATACTAGTAGGATCGGATCCGTCAGTCTTAAAATGGCTATGGAAAAAAAGAAAAAAATTATGCGAATGATGAAGGCAAAAAATGGCAACACCGGTTGAATATGTCGATAAGCAATGGTCTGAATGGCAAGAAAAAAATAAAAATGTACCAGTTAAACATATTGATGAACAAGAACTCAAAAAGGTTTTAATTGATGATTTGACGTATGCATCTAAAATGGATGTGCGTGAGTATACACTTTATCAAAAATGGTGTGAAGTCAAAGAGCGTTATCCTGTAAATGAAGTCTCTACACTATGGGGCGATGAGTTACAGATGGTTTATCCAGAACAGGAGAAACTTATTAAAGAAGTTAAATCTAATTTTTGGATTCCAAATGAGCCAGACGATTACGCAAAACTTTATCCTGTAATGCAAATTTATAATGGTGAATTGGCAGAAACATGGAATGCAATTCGTACCTTTTCATCTACGATGAAAAACAATTCGAATATTGGTCGAAATCTTTTCTATACAGTAATTGACCAACAATCTGGCAAATACTTAGGCGTAATCTGTATTTCTTCGGACTTTTTAGATTTAACGCCTAGAGATAATGCAATCGGGTGGTCTAGGGATGTTAAGACACAACAAGGCATGGTCAATCATACTGCAATTGGATCAACGATTGTTCCTTTGCAACCATTAGGATTCAACTATATGGGTGGAAAACTATTGGCACTTTTGTGTTTGTCTGATACAGTTCAATTGGATTGGAAAGTAAGATATGGTGATACACTAGTTGGTGTTACAACAACTTCATTGTATGGAAATACAAAGAGTAATGGTCTATCACAATATGATGGATTAGAACATTGGAATAAAATGGGATTCTCTTCCGGTTCTGTTGCATTTGAACCGACAAGAACAACAAAAAGAATGGTGTTTGATTGGATTCGAGAAAACCATCCACGAAAATATTTTGAATGGTGGGAAGCAAAAAATGTTAGCGGTATGCCACTTAAACGTGACCATAAAAACAGGTCATTAAATTTTGCATACAGTAAACTTGGCATACCTAAAAATCTTATTCGTACAGAACATCAAAGAGGTATTTACTTTTCACCATTGTATAACAATACATTTGAATACCTTCGCAAAGAAATAACGGATAAAGATTTGATTAAGTCTTTTGACACTTCTACAGAAGCATTAACAGATATTTGGAAAACAAAATATGCAAAAGGAAGGATTTCCATGTTAAAAAAGAAAAACACGGTTTCATACGAAACTTTGTTTTATGATGACCTTATTTACCTCTCTTGGGAGGAAACTAAGGAACGATATTTGCCTCAAGTCGGTCGTTAAGTTTACCAGAAAACCGCTTGACAAATTCACTATATAGTAGTATAGTGGCGACTCTCGAAAGAGATTTTTTAAAATGTTTAAGGAGAAAATAGAATGGAAAAATTGCCAGTTAAAGAACGTATGCTTAAAGTCCTCAAGAAAACCGAAGGATATAATACCTTTACGGTTAAACAGGCTCGGCAGCGTTTCGGCATCAAAAATGTTGGCGCACGAATTCATGAACTTCGGCAAGAAGGGCATTGCATTTACACAAACACCCGTACTCTTAAAGACGGCCGCAAAATCAATTTCTATCGTCTTGGTACACCAACTAAGGCCTTGGTTCAAACTGCATTGAAAGCAGGTTATTCACTCGGTTAATTTTAATTCCGAGAAAACAGAAGGGCAGAAATGCCCTTCTTCTATAACATTGTGGAGATAAAATGGAAATTAAAATTAATATCGATGACTTGAAAAAGAAAAGTCTTTTTGTTGCAACACCAATGTACGGTGGAATGAATCACGGACTTTATATGAAGTCTTGCCTTGACCTACAAGGAATGTGCCTCCAATATGGAATTCAAATTAAATTTTCATTCCTATTTAATGAGTCCTTGATTACAAGAGCTCGTAATTATCTTGTCGATGAATTTTTAAATCGTTCTGATTCAACACATCTTTTATTTCTAGATTCTGATATTAGTTTTGATCCAAAAGATATCGTTGCAATGTTAGCTTTAGATAAAGAAGTTATTGGCGCACCTTATCCAAAGAAAGCAATCAAATGGCGTGCCGTAAAAAGGGCAATGGAAAAGAATCCAGAAATTGATGCCGGCACACTTGAAAAAGTGACTGGTGACTATGTGTTTAATCCTGTTAAAGGCACAGCACAATTCTCTGTTTCTGAACCATTGGAAGTACTTGAAATTGGTACTGGTTTTATGATGGTTAAACGTGAAGTGTTTCCTAAGTTTGCAGAACAATACCCTAGTTTGAAATATAAACCAGATCATGTTGGCCAAGCACACTTTGATGGTTCACGTTATATTCATGCATATTTTGATACTGTTATTGATAAAGAATCTGAGCGTTATTTGTCAGAAGATTATATGTTCTGTCAATGGTGGCGTAACATGGGTGGACAAATTTGGTTGTGCCCTTGGATGAAAACATCTCATATTGGTACTTATCATTTCCAGGGTGATATGCCTGCTGTTGCGAATTATGTTGGAGAAATGTAATGATTGTCGGTTTTTTAGGATTTATTGGCTCAGGTAAAGGAACTGCTGGTGATATTTTAAAAGAAATTGGATTCGAAAAACAAAGTTTCGCGGGTCCAGTCAAAGATACTGCTTCAGTTATGTTTGGTTGGCCGCGCCACCTTTTAGAAGGCGATACAGAAGAATCACGAAAATTTCGTGAAGAATATGATCCTTTTTGGTCTAAAAAATTTGGTTACGAATTTACACCTAGAATGGCATTGCAAAGAATTGGAACAGAAGTAGGTCGAGATATTTTCAATGAAAATATTTGGATCAATATCTTAGAAAAAAAGATTGACAAGAATAAAAACTATGTCATTACGGATGTTAGATTTGCAAATGAAATAAAATGGATTCAAAAACAAGGTGGAATTCTTATTGAAGTCAAAAGAGGAAAAAATCCTGATTGGTATGAAATTGCTTTTGAAGCAAATCAAGGATGTAAAAAATCTGAGGCTTTAATGTATGAAACTGGTGTGCATGAATCTGAATGGAAATGGATAGGAAATTTCATCGACGAATCAATTGAAAATAATGATTCAAAAGAAACATTGAGAAATAATATCTTTTCTATATTGACATTCTATCTAGGACCTAGTAGAATGAAAGAACTATTACATAATGGAGAAATTAATGAAGTTGTCTAATGAAACTCTGACCGTCTTGAAGAACTTTTCTTCTATCAATCAAGGCATTCAGTTTAAAACTGGCAGTAAACTAACAACTGTTTCTGCTGGTAAAACCGTATTGGCGCAAGCTATTCTTAAAGATAGTTTTCCTAGAGATTTTTGCGTCTATGATTTGAATCAGTTCCTTTCAGTTCATTCTTTATTTAAAGATACGGCAGAAATTGATTTTGATGAATCTAATGTCATTTTTAAAAATGGACGCAATAAAGTCAAATATCGTATGACTGCAAAAGAAATGATTGTAACGCCGCCAGAGAAGGAGATTAATTTGCCTTCTGTTGATTGTAATTTCAATCTTTCTGTAGAAGATTATGATTCGATTATGAAAACTGCGAGTGTACTTTCTTCACCGCATATTGCAATTCAATGCGACGGTTCTACAATTGAAATGGTTGCATTTGATGCAAATGATAATTCTACACACACCAATTCAATTTCTGTTGGTGCAGATGATAAGAAATATAAAATTGTGTTCAAAACAGAAAACATTAAAATGATTCCCGGAACTTATGAAGTTAAAATCTCGTTCAAGGGCATCGGTCATTTTAAAAATGTGAAAGAAGATATCCAATATTGGATTGCTTTTGAGGCGAAAGATACCGTCATCGGTTAATTTTTGTTTTATATTATGGAGATTTTGAATGAACGAACACATTTTGTGGGTAGAAAAGTATCGCCCAAAGAAAGTTGAAGATTGTATTCTTCCTGATTCAATTAAGAATACTTTTCTTGAGTATGTAAACAAGAAAGAGATTCCTAATCTTTTGCTTGCCGGCACCGCAGGTGTTGGCAAGACTACTGTTGCAAAGGCACTATGTAATGAAGTTGGTTGTGATTTTATTGTTATCAATGGTTCTGATGAATCAGGAATCGACGTACTACGCAATAAAATTAAAAACTATGCCTCGTCTGTGTCCTTGTCTGGAGGTCGAAAAGTCATCATCATTGATGAGGCAGATTATCTAATCCTAATTCGACTCAACCTGCGTTGCGTGGTGCAATTGAAGAATTTGCATCAAACTGTTCCTTTATCTTTACTTGCAACTATAAGAATAGGATTATCGATCCAATTCATTCACGTTGCACAGTAATTGATTTTAAAATCAATGGTTCTAAGCAAAAACTTGCAGCACAATTTTTTAAACGTGTCGAGAATATTCTTACACAAGAAAATATTGGTTACGATAAAAATATTATTGCAGCAGTAATTACAAAACATTTTCCAGACAATCGTCGTGTTCTTAACGAATTGCAAAGGTATTCTGTTTCTGGTGCAATTATTGATACAGGCATCCTCAATAATGTTTCCGACATTCAGATTGATGCACTAATCAAATCATTGAAAGAGAAAGACTTTGGTGGATGCCGCAAATGGGTCACCAATAATCTAGACAATGATCCAGTTAAAATTTATCGCAAACTATATGATTCATTATATGAGTTGTTGAAACCTAATACTGTTCCTCAATTAGTTTTGATTCTTGCTAAGTATCAATATCAAGCAGCATTTGTTGCTGATCATGAAATTAATACTGTTGCTTGTCTAACTGAAATTATGGTTGATTGTTCTTTTAAGGAATAAAATTATGACCAGAGATAAAATGATGCAAGAATTAGGGTTGACTGGAGAAAAAATCGTTATCAATATGTTGAGTGCGGCTGGATACAGAATTAAAACTTCAATTAACAAGTTTGATTCTGAAAAAGACTTGATTGTTGAAGATAAAACTGTTGAGGTGAAAACTCAAGTTCCTTTTGTTATGAAAAACTCATTTACATTCAAACCAAATCAACTTAGAAAATGTCGATCTGTTGACGTTCTTTATTTTGTAAGTGTTCCTCCTCCAAGAAATAAAGATAAATGGTCTGGTTGGATTTTTGAGGCTGATCCTAAATCTTTTGTAACTAAAAACTATACAACAAAAGATGGAAGAAAAATGATTTTAATTAACAGAGATCAACCTTCTTTGAGACCAGTAAAGAAAATTTCTGATGAAGAAATTAATGAATTGATGAAATATACTGTTTCGGAATATTGATATGGTTGATTTATTTAAAGACATTATACCATCAATTCTCCAAACAAAAAAAAATGTTTTAATTGAAGAACAAGATATTAAGGACTATAAACCTTTTATTGTAAATCGTGCTTTATCTTATCACATTGATTGTGTTGCATATGCAAATGAAATGAATCTTAATTCAAATATTGATTCAGATATGCAATATAATTATTTTCTAAATAGTATTAGGCCTATGAAACGCAAGTTTCAACCGTGGCAAAAAACGGAGGCCAATAGAGACATAGAATGTGTTAAGAAATATTTTGGTTATTCAAATCAGAAAGCCAAAGATGCTTTGCGTATTCTAAGTGATGATCAGATCGCTGAAATAAAAGCAAAAACAGATAAAGGCGGAGTGAACAAATCATGATTTTAATTAAAGATTTAGTTGAGGTATTATTAGAAGATAAGGATGATTTTCTTAAAGTCAGAGAAACATTAACACGAATTGGTGTTGCTTCTAAAAAAGAAAAAACTTTATATCAATCTTGTCACATTCTACACAAACAAGGTAAATATTACATTGTACATTTTAAAGAAATGTTTGCATTAGATGGAAAACCAACAGACATTTCAGAAAATGATTTATCTCGTAGAAATGCAATTATTAAATTGTTACAAGATTGGGGTTTGATTAAAATCATAGAACAACATAAGGTGGAGAATCCTCCACCAATTTTTTTGTCCCAAATTAAAATTCTTTCACACAAAGAAAAAGGCGACTGGCAATTAGTACCAAAATATAATATTGGTAAAAAACCACAGTCCGCTTGACACCGTTATAAATATGTAGTACACTATGTACAGTTACGCCTTCGGGGTAACATTTTTTAACTCGCTTATTTAAGGAGAAACTTATGACACACCTATCCCTTCGTTCGCCTTTTGAAATGTTCAAAGATTTTGATAAGTTTTATGTTGGATTCGACGATCAATATAACCGACTATCAAAATTGCATGATGATTTGACCAAAAACATTCCAAATTATCCTCCATACAATATCAAGAAAACAGGTGAAAACACCTATTCGATTGAAATTGCCGTGGCAGGTTTTGGCACACAAGACATTGAAATCGAATTGGCTGATAATAAACTTATCGTAAAAGGTAATGCATCTTCTGATGAAACATCTGATAACTTCCTATTCAAAGGAATTGCTAATCGTGCTTTCACTCGCCAATTTGCACTTGAAGACCAAATTGAAGTGCAGAATGCCGAAATGTTTAATGGTATGTTGAAAATCTTTTTGGAGAAAATTATTCCAGAACATCGAAAACCAAAAAAGATTGAGGTCAAAGCACCAAAAGCAGGAGCACTATAATGATTAAAACAATAGAAAAAGTATTTTCTTCTGTGTTTGAAGGTCTTAAAAACATGCAAATGTACAATGATAAAAAATTCATTCAAGAATATTTGGATGATTCTATTGATGAAGCAGACCTTGAATATCGAAT